CCCGTGTTGGAAAGTCCTGCATTGCAATTACATCCTATTGCCATTTTTTCTATTTTTTAGCATTTACAAATATTGTTTTTATACCTTGTCAATGTGAATCGCAGTTCCACCCCTGACAAATTAGCATCCAAAATGTTTTGAAAGAAGCCATTATCCTGCTCCGTTCCAAACCTTGAAAATTCGATGACCTCCCATTGGTCAATTGTCGCATAGTTCGCATCATTCTGTAAGGTCAAAAGGAACTCATTTGCGAGTTGTTCCATAGGATAAACCACTTGTTCCAAATGGTCCTCGGTATAGTAGTTCGTTGGATCGGTTTCATCGAGAAAAAATAATCTCAAATCAGCTTCATATTCCTTTGAACTTTCCCGACCGAATGCCGTGTATTGTACCGGACCGAGCAACCAAATGATTGGAGTCTTTTGTGTAAGGTCATTCGTTGAAATGGTCCATTCCCTATTCGTGGCTTTCTTTGTTCCGTGAATATAGAACGGAGCCGGTAGTTCGTATGGTCCTGATCCGAATGTTCCTGCACCTACCGGGAGCGCATCGATGTAATAATCCTCCTCAACATTTATGATATTGAAAGTGAAATTGGTGTCCAGGTTTTGGATTCGCTTTCCCTTTCTCGCCCATTTCGTTTGGCAAAACGTATTCTTTCCGATGTTGTTATCCACCTCGCCTACAATGACAAGGTTGATGTTGGAAACTATTTCACCAATATGTGAGGAAATCAAGTCGATCATAACCAATAGTTGAATTGTTTTTGAATCCCGTTAAAGAGTGAATAATCACCCCCACTCACACCCATCACCCGGATCGTTGCATCGTTGTTAAAGGCTTGTAAGGTCAATACATCGTTCACCGTGTAATTCTTACCGCCTTGTTTCACCGTTGCAAACAAAGTATAGATTCCGTTTTCTGGCATGTACTGAACATCGAAGGTTGCACCCGTTCCAGTTCCTCCCGTGACCGTTACATCATTAAGATCCTCGGTCCATCCGGTTCCATCGGTAAGCACCTGAATTTTCAGGATCTCACCGTTGTCGATTGTACGATTCAATGCAATATATGTTTGAATGGCTCGATACGTTCGGACCGCTTCGTTGTATCGGTTGTATATCATCGTACTATTTCCGGCAACAACCGTGGAATTTTCAGCCAATGGCTTCACGTTTCCGTACGGTGTCATTTGGTTCACAAGGTCTTTGGAATACTCAAAATAAATGAATCCAAGTAACATCTGTTCAATCCCCTCGCTTATCAACATTGAAAGCGGTGATATCGTAACGTGGAACGGGTTGTATATGAACGTGAAGTTGGGTGATTGGGGTGTTCCCGAAATCGTATCTGCCACCATTTGATCATATAAATCCGGTCCGAGTAACTCAATCAAATACCGCTTTTCATATCGGTCAATGTAAGACTGAATCTTTCCAGTATCATACATCCCGAGTGATAGTTGATATTTGTTAACGAATTGACTGACTGTAACGTACATTCCTTTACTTTTTTAGTTTACCAAATCCCCTCTTTACGAACAATTTTAACATGGCTCCCGATACCTTAAAGATTGTTCCCTTTGGCATGTGCTTTGAAGCTCCATTCGAAACGAATTCATAAATCACTTTATCATCGATTTCAACGTCAATTTTCACGTTTCCTTCCTGATCCTTGTGGTATGTAACATCCACAACATCCGAATCAACCTCGATAGTGGTTCCGGCTTCATTCCTTTCGATGCTCACATCCGCATTGTTCACCTTCAAATCAATGTCCAAATCCTTCTTTTTTCTGCGAGTTTTCTTTTCCATTTTCGATGCTAATTTGAAAGGGGGGAACTAATCCCCCCATTAACTTATTATGCTCCCAAGTCGATTGCTGCGATTGCAGTTGCGATGGAATCAGATACGAATGCGTTAACATCGTTATCTTTCACATACTCAACCAATCTCGCTTCGCAAAGGATTGTTACCATGTTTCTCTGGAAATCATCGTTAACGTATCCAACCTGAAGGTTCATTGCCTCACGCATTCTCACGTTACACTTTGTGAAATCACCCACAAGGAATGTTCCGGCTGCGATGTTCGTTGATGAGATGATTGTCAATCCTGCGATTGTTGTGATCTCCATCATGAACATTGGATAAGTATATTCACCCGTTGCTGTTTTTGTCAACTGAAGTGCAGCAACATCCGCAGGGTTCAATACCACATGCGTTGCGTTGAAGTTCGCCTGCTCGATTTGAGCAACTGCGATACGGATAACATCCGAAAGGTTTGCAGAAGGAACCGCACCGGCAAATGTACCAGGGTTGAACGCAGGAGCAACAGAAATGATTCCCGTTAATCCACCAACCGCACCGTTGATGATTCCATCCTCGATTGCCTGATCAACAGATGCCATAAGGTCGGAGTTGATTTCTGATTGTACGAATGAAAGATCCGCCAACATTTCCTTCGAAATTTTAACCGTTCCGGCAACCTTAACAACCTCAACAGATCTCTCTTCATAAGAAGGCTGACCGCTGATTTTTTCGCCTGCTTCGTTCACCCATCCTGCTTCGGTTTGGTTTGTTTGGCTGATGTATGTAACGAACTTTGATCCAGTTGTTCCGATGTTTACGATGTCACGAACTCGGATTCTTGGACGAGCAATCTTCGATACACCCGGCTCCAATGTAGATAATGCTACGTTACCCGTGTAATCACCATCGATAGTTGTATCGTAAAGGGCCTTCACCTCCAAAGAGAATGTTTGACCTTTACCAACCATTTCGTTGATTTTTTCAGCATTTTCCTTGTATGCTTTTGTCAATGCTTCACGAGTGCTTTTTGGAGCTTTCTCGGTACGGAATCCTTTCTCGGACATTCCCTCCAATTTCCCTTCGAATTTAGCAATTGCCTTTTCGATTTCTGCGCTTTTTTCTGTTAAACCTTTAAGGGTTTCAACATCACTTTTTAGCGAATCAACATCGCTTTTTGTTGGCATTCCTGCCAATTTTTCGTTGAACTTTTCGTTGATCTTTTCAACTACTTGTTCTGGTGTCAAATTGTTTTCCACTTTTTTTTGTTTTTGTTGTTTATAAATTGTTCAAAACTGATTCCCAGTTGAAGCCTTCCGGCTTTGTTGGCTCGATAATTGGCGAATGATCCTTTACGATCGGCTCACTTTTAGCAAGTAACAACAACTGCGAGTTCAGGTATTTCACTTTCATTTCCATTTCAAATAAACGGTCATCACTACCTTTTCCGGTTGCGAGTGCCTTAATTAACGTGTCGATTTGTTCCGATATCTTTACGGCCTTTTCGATTTTCTGCTCCGATTTCATCACCTCCACTACGTTCGTATTCTCGTTCGCACCGAATGTAACTGCGGATCCTTCGTATAATTTAAGTTCCGAGATCATCCAATAACCTTGTGCTGGTGCGTTCATGTCATCGATCCATCGCATTTTGTCCTGAATGTATTGGAATCCGATTGAATGTTCCCGGATAATTCCATCGTTGTAATCGTTCCACGCATCCTCACCGATTTGTGATTGCCCTAATTGAGCAACCGCAAACAGACCATAATCATCCTCCGATAAGCTCAAGAATTTGCCTATTGGTTTCTCCCAATCATGCCAACGTAGGTATGCAATCCTGCGATTGGATGATGCTTCCGGTCCACGTTCCTGAATCGATTTCGTGAATGATCCCTTTTTGATCATGTCATTATCAGCATCGATGTTGTCGAACTTTGCCAAGTAGATTGCAACTTGCCTTTTGCTGCTATCTAAATCCTTTATTTCGGATGCCGATTTGGTTTGATAATTATTTCCCTTCATTATATTGTAGGTGTTGTAGGTATGGTGATCATGCTTTCCGCTATTGATCGTTCATAACCGTAGTAATTTACCAATGTATTCACTCCCGTTTCACGGCTCATTTGCCCCGTAGAAACTGCCGTATTTATTGCGATGATTCCATCTAATCCCCCAACGGTTCCACGCAACTGCGTTTGTGCTTGTGCCAATCCAGCTGCCATTGCTTCCGACTTGTCCACCTGCTCAAGTTCAATTCCGAATTCCATTGCGTATTGTTGTTGTGATATCACCCCATCACGAAGCATTACAGAATAGGTGTCGACCTTCGTTTTATCTGCGGATGCTTTCATCTGTTCATCATCCTGCAATACCGGAAGGTGACTGAAATCAGCAACAATTGAAATGCCTTGCTGATCCAATCCCATTTGATGTGCAATCGTATCATACATTTGTTGCGTTTCTGGGATGATTGTATCGGTGTATACCATGCGAACCGAATCCCTCACGTTGGTAAAGGTTGTTCCCTTCTCACTTGAAAACAGATTGACGTTCATTCCATAGGCATCTATAATGGCTATCTTATCCGCATTTAGTTCCTCAAATAACATGAGATCCCGTGTTGGATATGACATCGATTGCCAATTTACTTGCGATTCCGTAATGATCACCTCGTCCTTTGAACGGTTGTACCAATCCCGTTGGATTTGTCTTTTTTCCTCCGGTGTCATTGGGATTGCACCCCCGATGTCGGAGTTTTGTGCTGATAAGATACCAATGGCTCCGATGTTTTCAAGTAGTACATTCCGCTTGTTGTATTGAGCTTTAATGTTACTCAATGGATATTTCAACGCATCGATTCGGCTTGTTGGTCTGATAAGGTTCATCCCATCGTTCGTTGTAAGGTATATTACATCCTTTAGTTCGAGTGATTCGAATGCGTTGTTATCGTATTCAAAACGATATCCATCGATAAGCCCATCGACATCCATCTGTTTCAATGTCTTTCCGGATGTCAATATCTGTACCTTGTTGGAAGGTAACGGAACAAACATATTTCGAATGTCGAATGATCTAACCGGTGAATATCCGAATGCATTGGAATAAAGCGCATCATTTACCGATAAGGAATAAACAACATCTGCCCAACTTTGTACGGGGTTTGGATGCTTTACAAGGTCCAGAAACCAATGCTCGGTGATTTCCTCACCGTTGGCATCGTACATCCTCACCTCGTTTGATGCCATCATCGATGCCCTTTTATCGATTACCGCCCTCAATTCTGGAATAGTCATGAACCATTCCCATGCGTTATTGGTATCGATCCAAACGGCTTTCTTAACACCCCAAATTTGATTTGAGTACGGCATTAATTGATTCGCCTGATTGATGAATCTGTTTTGTCTATTGAACGTAATGCCGAAAAAATTCTCCCAAAGGTTTAAATCCATCCCATTTTTTGATTAGATTTTAATCAAAGTTACGACAAATTTTTAAACATCGACTGCACAAATATTGATAAACCTGCTAAACAATCGGGAGCATCATCGTTTTTATTCTTTCCTTCCTTGCTAAATGATAGTATATTTTGTATAAAAAGTTCGCTCATATTATCCCCATTTCGTACGAAATTAAACCGTGACATGATGAATGCCGACTGCATGATGATCCTTGTCATTTTGTTCGTTGTGTTATGGACCTGGAGAATCCTTGTTCCGGTGTTCCTTTGAAGCTCACGGCTGAACATTGCACCCATCGAATTCGATTCCACCCTGCAATATGTCACTTTCCATTTGCTCAACTTTTCAGCGCATAAAGGGATTGTGATATCGGTGTTATCCCGCGTCATGAGATAGTCAACTATGTACAATTCACGCTTTATCACCGCACAAATGGCGAGTGCCGTATAGTCTGCACCCTGATCACTCACATCAATATACCCAACACAGCCTTCTATTTGGTCCTTTATGGCTTCGAATTCATCCGCTTCAATGTATTTCAGTTCGTTGAATAATCGACCTTTCATATCAACCGGTGTCTGCATGTATTCCGCTTCCCATATTTCAGGAGCCATGCGCTTCTTTATACGTTCGTATTCTTCCGTTGTCATTACATCCTCGCAAAAGGATTTCCCATTTTCATCCATTGCAGGAATGATCACCGTGCGATCGTATGCGCCCTGCTCCATGTTTCGACCAATCACATCATTCATGGACCAGCGTGTACCGATGTCGATCCTGGCGCATCCTGATTCGAATCGTGAATCATGAGTTGATTCTTTCCATTGGATGATTCGATCGTTTATGGTGTCGCTTAAAGCATCTTCAAGACCTCGATAAAGGTCATCTGTTATAGCCACGTTTGATGCTCCAAACCCGATAATGGTACCGCCAACACCAGCACCAAAGTAACCGACTTGTTTAGATGTGTTGGTATTCCATCCCTGAAGGTTTGATTTGTCATCCGATAGGTGAACGTTAGGAAATACCTTCCGGAATTTGTCGCTCTTTAATATGGCCCGAACATCGTAACTGAACTTTTGGTATAGGGTTGACGTACATGTGTTACGCATGACTGACCTTTCCGGATTTCGACCAATGGTCCATGCACAAAATAAGGATGTGATGTAAGACTTTCCCGACCTCGGTGGCATCGATACCGCCAAAGACTTTATTTCCTTGTCCTCAATGGCTTGAAAACCATCTGCAATATCTTTGAGAAAGGTTCGCTTCGAAAAGAAATCAGGATCAATATACATGCAAAAAGCCCATAACTCTCTTCGGGATAATTCACGTTTGAGTAAGTCATAAGCCTTTTGCCGTTTTTCGTCATTCATTTCCCTTCAATAGTTCCTTTAGTTCATCCGTTGTCAGTCCTGAAAGGTCAATATCTGTATTCGTTTGTTCGATCTGTTGAACGGGTGCGCCATAGCCTGAATCCATCAAAGCCTTGTATGCATTCACATCACCTTCCCTTGCCTTTTTGATGAGTGCCAATGTCATCAGGTCTTCTTGTGACATCGTTTCTTCTTGTCCGGTCAATGGGTTTTTAAGGTTTTGATTGACCTGGAGCCAATGCCGTGCAATGGTGCTTCTGTTCTTTGATCCCTTTGGTCTTCCGTTAGGGTTTCCGCTTTCGCCTTTTTCCCAACGTGGCTCTATTTGTCCTTTGCCTGCCATGTTCGTTGTAATTTCGTTGTTTACTTTAATTCAAATGATGCAGTTATTCTTTCTGCATAACCTGCTTTACCCATTTTATTTTTACCCGCATGTATCCTTCCATAATGATGGCAATTCCAGTTAATTGATTTTCTTAAAGCATATATTAAACTTGGACTGGAAGTGTTTATTGTATATCTGTTTTTTTGTTTTTTATATATCTGACCAACACTTTCTAAAAATTTTATACCAAAACCAGCTCCTTGATAATCTGGTAAAATAACTAACCTATGTACCCTTTTTTGTCCTTTCATTCTACTTGGTTGTGGTAATACGCTTAAAAATCCAGCAACCTGATCATTAACTACGGCTATAAATACATTTGCAGCGTTATTATGCGAGTGACTTAAATAATGGTGTTTAGCAAACATTTTCCAAATGCTTTTATCTCCGTAATTGAATATTTCAAATTTGATATTTGGTCTATTTTTTTTTTGCCCTTCAAAACTTTGAAAGGTCATTGTGTCGGTATTAAATACCCAATCAGGCAATAACCAATCTTGAACATCAAAGTGACAAGTAACGGCAATAAATTTTTTATCCGTTTTTCGTATTGCTTTCTGCATCGCAAACGATCCTATTTGTGCAACATTCCTATCAACAACACTTGTAAATTCGTCAAATACAAATAATTCGTTTTTTTCTAATATAGCACGTGCTAAATCAACCCGCATTTTTTGACCATTACTCAATACAGAATATGGTTTTAACCAACTTGGTGGACTTGAAAAGCCTACTGAATTGAATGCTGATGTTATTTGTTCAACGCTACATTCTGATGGCATATCATCTAATACGGTTTCTGCATTATAATCGTAGGATGTAATATAGGCATCTTCAAATAATTGTTTTGCAATTGTAGTTTTTCCGGTTCCTGACTTTCCTACAATTAAACCTATTTGCCAATTATTTGGAATATCAATATCTCCTTTAAAGTGTTCGATTATCTGATCTGATTGTAAATCAAATTTTCCAATGACAGATGCAACCCTAAATGTCTGCTTTGGTTTTACTGATTTTATAATGTCAAAAGTCGGCATTCGTATCCTAATTCAATTAATTTATTATAAGTTTTTTCCTGGTGTTCTTCATCGTGGCATATTACTTCGATCCTGAACATACTTTCAATTGAATCTGAAAGGTCTTTTAATTCAATATCTTCATCCGCATTTAAAATAATTGGCAAATCTAAACCCCACTCATCGAGTTTTTCCGCATCCCATTCGTTTGCTATTTGGTCCCAGTCCCATTCACCGAATCCAACATTGTCTTTAATTAGGAATTCCGCTTTTTGTTCCTCCGTCCATTCATCAGCAAGGATGATCGGTATTTCCTTCAATCCGATTTCCTTACATGCTTTCAAACGCATATTGCCTCCCAATACTACAAACTTTCCATCCGTATCAGTAAAGACTATTAAAGGTCTTTTGTTTAACATGTCAGGGAATTCCTGGATTGATTTAACAAGTTTCCGGAATTTGTCATCTTTGATGATTCTCGGGTTCTTTGGGTTTGGTTTAACCTCTGTGATTTTTACTGATTTCATTTTTTAAAATTATCCATTAAGTAAAAATTTACGTTCTTCATTCGTGCATAATCGTCATTATAATCGATCGGAAGATCATATTTCTTTTCTTTTATAACAATAGAATGTTTCAATTTATATTTTTCTATTAATTCGTCATTTCTACCGCCATAACTTGCCGTTAAAGTCAAATTATTTGGTATGTTATCTAATCTATTTACCCAATATTTCAAGCTTTTTGTATATGCCCAAAATTCTACTTTCGGATTTTCATTCGCAATATCAATCCACATATCAAAATATTGTTGATTAAAAAAATCACCGCTTGCGTGAATTCTTACTGCTTGACAATTTTTAGGTAAAATTGGTTTATTACCATTTAAAACGTAATCATAGTTATTCCACCTATGGTTTCTAACTGCTGGAAACCTTTCCGGATTTGCTGCATAACATTTATATTGATTTGACTTATTATCAAATTTTCCGGTCTCTTTATTAACCTTTACCAAACATTCTAATGCAAAAGGACATGTATGCCCGGTAGGTAAATTCCATTCATAAACAATTCCTGAATAGTATTTTGTGTTTTTGACAAATTTCATTGTTTAGAATATCCAAGTGATGAGATAATAGATTCCGGTAATTGTCGCTACAGATAGGATCCGAAGGAATGAACCCGTCATTGCCTCGTTTGATTCGAACCAATGGGTGATTTTCTTTTGTTCCAGATGCGGAAGAATAATCAGTAATGCCCTATCTGCAAAGTATATCAATGCGAATAATGGCATGAGTGAAAGTCCTAAAGCTATTTTGATTTTCTTTTTCATTGTTTCCCGTTTTTATCGTTTGGCTTGGAGGGGATGCAGGAGAACCTACATAATCGTCAAATCACAAAACCAACTTCACACCCCCTCCATTGTTATTTAACCAAACCTAACATCAAACATTACAAATGTAAGTTAATTTTCAAATGAATTGCGACTGAATGCGATGTAAATGTATTGCCCTATGTGATGCGACCAAAGGATTCCGATTTGATTTTTCCGCAAAACCTGGAGGATCTCGCTTTCGTTCACCTTGTTTTCAATGCATATTGTCGGAATCGTTGCCGTATAGTAATCACATGCGAATCCGATCATCACAAAGTCATCAACTTCCAACGTAACAATGGTTGCCAACCACGATTGGGAAGGCACACCATTGATGTATTTGTCGCATTGTTGCATTGTTTTTCGGCTCAATTTACGAGTTTTTGTGTAAATATTTCCCGATTTTCTCGATTGTCGATGAGTGCAGCCCCTTTTTGTTGTCCGGGGTGTTCATGTACATCCAAAGTTGTGACTGATGCACACCGCTTTCCCTACTGAAGGATGCGATTGACATCCCGTTTTTTGTGATGTGGTCCGTTATCATCTTTCGAACTATGGAATTTATGTTGCTTAATTCTTTTGATGTCATGGTTTCCGCTTAAAATAGATCATTATCGTTCCCATACATGTGCTGATCAAAGTGATCCTGCGCTATTTCACCACGCAACCCGGATACATGCATCTTTTCCGATGTGTTTTGCATTGGTTTGGATCCCACTTGTTCAATGGTCCAACCCTCATCTGTATTAAAACACTTTTCAATTCCATCGTTTCCGGTCCATAAGCGACCTTTTAAGTTGATGTTGATAGATACATCCATTCCGACCTTTGCGTTGTCCAGAAGCCCCGTTTTATCGTTCGTAAACTGAATCACTCGATGGTTCTTGTAATTGCCCTGCGTTGTTTCAAGTACGATTTCTCGTTTCTTGAATTTTTCGGATAATATTTGCTCTTTTCCGATGCTGTGTACCTTTCCGGTTACTTTGATAATTTCACTCATATTTCTGTTTTTAAATTGTTTTTATTTGATTTGATAACAAAGCATAAGCGACACTAAAGCGATCGCCTATGCGACTGTTATGTTCAATTAAATATTTTAAATAAATAAAAGCCACCGCACTTCTCAAATTTTTCAAATTTGTAAAAGGATTTGTTCATTGTCAAAATTGGTTTTTTCATTGCTCCATATTGTTTCAATGGTTTGTTTTACCATTCCGTTTAATTTACTTAATCGTTGGAATGGCAACCAATCAGCTTTATCATTTTCACACACTATTACTTGTCCGTTTCTGTTTTCGCAATACTCTTTCAGTTTTACATAATCAATATCGCTGTGTTTATAATTTCGCCTTGTTACATATTGATACGGTGGGTCAATAAACCAAGTCGCTTCTACATTCTCAATATCTTCATAACTTCCAAGCACTATATTCCAATGCTTTATTTTAAACAATGAAGATGCAATCCGTTTCTTGTCCTGTTCCCAATTATTGAAATTTCCACTTACAGAGCCAACATATCCATTACCTCTTGCCGAGCAGAAATATATTAATGACCTTTCAGCGTCAGTCAATCCAATTAGTGTATCAAGTTTCGTTTTTGGTAATATATTTGGCAACCCAAGTATATCAGCCTCACTTGCACTTTGCAAATACTTCCATATCCCAATAATGCTTTCGTATTTGTCAACTATTGTCACTTCATTTTCAAAATACTCTAAAGCGTATCTTGCACTCCCAGCAAATGGTTCAATAATTTTGTTGTGTTTTGGTTTTGGATACAACTTTACCAATTTTGATTTACTTCCGAAATAAGAAAACATAAAATCCTCCCTTTTTTATTTATTTAAAATATTTAACTGCCCCTCGCTCGAAACCCCTACACACCAACATAACACCGTATATACGCTATTCTCCCACCCACAAGCAACGCACAACAACGCATATACTTTTTCGTTATGCAAGTTCGTAAATAGAATCGTAATACTCCCGGCAAAGTACAATCCGTTGCCTCATTGCCTCAATCACTTCCTCATCCCTTTTGATGATGAACTTCTTTACTCGCTTTTCCAAAGGGATATGGTCAAATATATGTTGTTTCCGGATTCGCTCATCGCACATTTCCTCGATTTCCAGTTCACTCATGTTGCGATATTTTGGTTGTGCTGAACAATACCAAATTTCCCTCCGGATTTCATCGTCAATGATGTGATCAGGGGTGTTCGTTAGGCAGTAAAGTAGTTCCGCTTCTTGTCGGTTTGATAGCCACATGTATGCCTGGAGCTGAAAAAAATAGGCTTTGTTCGGGACCTCGGTTTCGAAAAATGGAAAATTAGATCCTTTGAACGGGCATTTGATATCGGCTAAAACGTAGTCAGTAAGGATGTCACATTCCCCGGAAACGTAGTCATTGAATAATCTTTGCTTGACTATCTCATTAATTCCGAACCAACCGTATAATTGCGATGCCATTTCAATCCCGATTTCCTCGTTTTGCGTTCCCTTTTCCATCTCTTTCGAGGTAATGTGCTTTTCTATTCCGTACTTGTTAAATAGTACGGCTTCCTGAATTGCCGTTTTTGTGGTTTCTGAAAGACTTTCTCCCTTCGTTCGGGGGTTAGTCATTAGCGCACCCATTTGCGATGCTCTGGCGATAAATTCGTGCTTCATGATGTTATGCGTTTAGTTCGTTTAGTACGTTGATCTGTTCGGGAGTTAAGGAATACTTATCCAAAAAGTATTGAACCGTGTATTTTCCGGCATTGATTGCACCAACTGCTGAAATGAATTGCTTTTCGTTTAAGGTCAATATCTCCGATTTCTGTTCCTTTACCGCTTTACTTGCCTCATTGCCATCATCATCCACCGCCTGGAGGCTCAACATCGTTTGCAATGATCCCCTTCGGTAGTAAGTTATGGAAGCAATGAGCTTCTGTGGATCTTGAATGTTCGGTAACTCCAATGAACTTTCAATGCGTTCACCCGTTTCAATGTCAATTATCTGACTGCATACATGATTCCCTTGAATCGGTTGCAATAACAAAAGGTTGTATTTATGCAGGATTGGTTCGACCGCCTCGATAATAGTGTTCAGGTCGGCATACTTTGATTTGAAAAATGGATTGTTTGATCCCTTTGTGATCTTTCCGATTTCCTGCTTTGCGCACCATAGTTTGTACCAAATGGTTTGTGGCTTTGGAATCGCATCCTCGAATGTTTGTGTTTCGGTTTGTTTTTTCATTGTTTGATTTATTAAAGGTTAAATATTGCTTTTATTACTCGTTGGAACCAATTTAGTTGTTTGGTTTCAACATGCTCATGTGATATGAATTCGCTTACCATTGAACTATCAGGTAAAGGTTGTTTAATAGGAATGTCAGTTGTTTCCGGTTTCTGTTGCTTCACTCGTTGCTCCCATTCGATGTGCGTTTCCTTTCGGATGCGGTGATTAGGTTTCGACCTTTTGAACAATTCGCCCTGAACCTTCTTTTTCTTATCAAGTTCAATGTGATATTGCCTGATTGCCAAACGGATTTGGATGACCATTTGGATGCTTGGTTCTTTACCAATCCATGTCATTCCGCTTTTCGTTCTGGAAACTATTCCCATTTGAACGAGCATAGAAAACACTTGCTTTCCGATTTTGTGCTTGTTTGCGAGATCCGATACATGTACTTTCGGATTCGTTTGCAGTTCGCTGTACAATTCAACGAAGGCTGCGAGATACTTTTGATTCGTTTGATTCATGATGTTGACGTTTTAATTTTGACAAATATAAACAATTTAAGTTAATATACTATAAATGGAAAGGAAAATTTTACATTTCCTTCAACTTCCTTTTGAATTCTGCAATGATTCCTTTGAGTTCATCGATTGAGAATTTCCGCAATTTGTAGGCATCTTCTCGCAAGATAGCGAACTCTTCTGGACCGATCAACTTTTCAAGCCTTACACCGTACTCGATCAGGTTGCCCGAAAGATATTGATTGCAAGTGATACACGAACTATGCACATTATTCTCATCAAAGCGCACATTCCAATGATTATTTGCGTTGTAGTAATGGGATGCGTTTACCCTTCCGGTGATTTTTTTTCCACATGATATGCAAGGTTTTCCGGAATCCCTTTTGTTTATGTATGCATTGAATACTTGTTGTGCCATTTTAACATAGTCCTGGACCGTTAACATTTCCGCTTTCGCTTGTTTTTTCTTTTTAGTCCATGCCTTTTGTTTTTCGGTTTCAACCCATACTCGTATGCATTCCGATTTTTGGCAGTACTTTTCCAACGTGGACCGGATCGGAGTGAATGGATCCCGGCAGTTTTTACATCGTTTCATAATGGCAAATTTGCAATTATTTTTTCAAGTACTCTAACTGTGATTGAATTACCAGCTTGTTTGTATGCTTGAGAATCCGATACAACTGAAAAATCAAATGTATCTGGAAAGTCTTGTAAACGGAAACATTCACGGGGGGTTAATTTACGAATTTTATAATCTTCAATAACGCTTGGAATATGCCCCCCACCTTTTGCAGTCCTTATTGTTGGTGAATACTTTGTAAATATTCTTGCTTCATTTTCATTAAATCCTCCATATATATTATGTATTATAATATTATCAGAAATGTCTATTGATCCGCTTGATTTAGTTAATGTTGTAGCATAATCATTTTCTGTGCGGTAATTTATTTTACCAGTGTTAAAGTTGTCACTTCTTGTTTCTAAATATGACAACATTTTTTCACTCAAAAAATACTTGTCATCCACTTGATTTTCAAATACATCCCTCAATCTTTTTGTTAAATGCTCTTCGATAGGGAATCTGAAATTGTTATCATGATCATCCCGAATTCCGATAATAAAAACCCTTTCCCGATTTTGTGGCACACCGTGTTCTTTTGAATTTAACACTTTCCAATAAACGTGATAAGGTACGGAATCCTCATAAGGGAAAAGAACCGGAAGACCGTTAACGGATTTTCCTCCGAGCATATTGATCCACTCGCTGAATGTTTTACCGCCATCATCCGACAGCAATCCTTTGACATTTTCAAAAATGAAAAAACGTGGTTTGTTCTTTTGAATGAATTCGTGTGAGTTAAAGAATAGGATACCACGTTTATCCTCTTTGCCTAATCGTCTCCCTGCCATGGAAAAGGCTTGGCATGGCGGTGATGACACATAGATATCAAGTGATTCAGAAGGAATTTCACGTTCATAAACATCCTTTGGATAATATGGAGGTTCACCGTGGTTATGTGCATATGTGATTCTGGCATATTTATCCCAATCACATGCATAAACGGTTTGTACTTTAAATACTTTGTTTTCCGCTACTCTTCCAATTGCGTAATCGAATGCACCAACACCGGAAAAATCACTTCCTACTTTTATCACCTTCATATTCCTTCCATTAAATTCTTTACTTGTTCTTTGAGCTTTTCGTTTTCGAATTTCAAATCCATCGATACCTTGTGATAGTTGAAATTCATTTGATTGAGCCGTTTGATTTCCTGCTCCATTTCCCGTAAAACATGGTTTACATCGATCATGTTGTTCAGATGTTTAGTCATTCCGGTGATGTATTCGCTTTCCGGTTTCTTTCGTGTCACTTCCTCAATCGATAATTTCAGCGACTGGATAAGTGCCTGGATGTCGATTTGTGCTTTTAGTATTTCAAGTTGTGCCATGTTGGTTTTTTAAAATGGTGTATCATCAGGTTTCTCATACCAATTCACCGGTTCGATTCTTTTAATTTCGTTATCTCGTTTCGAATATACTGCATTTCCAAAGTAGTCCTTTATGAAATATTGATATCTCGATGTATCTAAATACATTTTATAGATTCCGTTTTTGCTTACTCCCTTTGGTTTGCTTTTGGCAATCCTCACATGCAGTTCGTTATCGGCATACGGTCCGAGTTCGCTTTCCGATACCCCTGCCGGTGGCCTCCATAGTGTCAACATACACAATCCTTTGCGGAACCATACTTGTCCCCCTGCCAAATCCCGTGCCGTGGCCGGAGGATAATACGTCACCCCATCCTTTGTGATTGGTGTTTGATCCCTAACGTGTGTGATAATGCAGTTGTGCCGATTGGTTTTCTTTGCGTTCTTTCTCGCATGTCCTAAAATACGGCTCAAATATTTATCCTCCCGGCCGAGATCCTGCGCTTCGAATTCCTCGGTCAGTTCATTCCATGGATCGATTGTCGTTGTGTGAATAGTTATTTGCAAATCCCTTTCTATTTTATCAATCATTTCGTAAAAGTCTTTGACTGTTAAATCATCAGCACCTGGATCCACTACAATAAAATGTTCATTGATAAAGTATTCCGCTTTTGATCGTTCCGCTTCGGTCATGGAATACTCGCCTTTAATAAACGGCTTTCCGATATATTTGTGGCAAAGTTCCGCAAATATTTCTTTTACATCACCCGTTTCAGGTGAGAATACAACGTGATTCCATCCATGTAAGCATGACAAGTTGATAAGTATTTCAAACCAAAATTCCGTCTTCCCTGATGCCGGTGCAGCTCCGATGTATGTTGTTGCTCCGAGTTTGACCGTGTACGGGAATTGATCCCATGTCCAACCAACCGATGCGCCCCGTTCAACTCCCTTTTCCCGGTAGTGATCGAGTTCCGTTTTTATCGTTTCAAGTTTCTTGTACATCAGTCAAATACTATTGGATGAAATGCCGTGATGATCTTTTCTTGTTTAGTCACCTCCGAATACTTTTCCAATATTTCCGAACGGCTAAAAAATTCAGGGGTGCAATACTTGTAATTGTGATCCCGATGGAATTGGTCTTTATGGCAGTTGTTTATGGCATTGGTGATGTCGGATTTTTTATACCCTTCTTTCATCCTGGCATTGTACTTTTTGCGGATTGGTTCGGTTATCGTTTTGAATTTACGGCCAAAGGTATTGTTGATGTATGTCAATAATCCATCAAAATCAATTTTCTCAATAGTCGTTCCGTTTATAAACGGGACAATATTAAAATCATTGTTATTGTTATTGTTATTGTTATTGTTATTAGTTCCGCTTTTGCTTCTTGTTTGCTTCTGTTTTGCTTCCTGTTCGCTTTCAGTTTGCTTCGACTTTGGTTTCTTTCCGTTTTCAAACCGCTTAATGTTTGCATCTATTTGTGGTTTGATTAATGTCCAGAATGAGGCAGGAACACCGGTCAATTCAGGTTCCTCAAAATTCAATCCATAGGAAAAAATCGCATTGTAAATTTCACATTGATCCGCTTGTGATAGGTTCTTTATTGCATCGTAAAAGCTCCTATAAAATATCATTGTATCCCTCATAAAAATATTGTTCGTTTTCAGGCATAAAAAAACCCGATCATTTTACTCACGCATCTCACTTCGCTTTCAAATAATCGGGCAGTAATTCCCTTAAGTTTCTATAATGTGAGATGGAAACCGTTTACAAATATAAAACTATTTTATCAATTCCGATACATGTTTCAAAGAATATTCCATGCGATAATATGCTCCGGTGTTGTCATCGTATTTGCTTTGTTCGGAACTGATAGGATAAAGCTTATCTTTAATCCAGGACCGCCAATTGATTTGAACCTCCGTTGCTTTGTGAAATGGCTTTGATTTCATGTGATGAATAACCGCATCATGTCGATCAGGTGAGCCGTAAAGCATTGTTCCGATGTGTGATGTTGTGTAACCTTTTGCCCTTAATATTTTACAGATTTGCCTTTTCATTTCAACGTAGTAACCGCCTCGGTATTTGTACCGGAAATATTCTGCAATCTCATCATCTGTTAAGTCGATTCGATTATCGATGTACCAATCCCAACTCATTGCTGATTGATTGCATTTAAGTAGTCCAGGTAAAGAGATACATTGAACGATCCCCCTTTGTCATTGTGTACCGATTGATTTTTCCACCACCGTTTCATTCGTGCGATGTTTGGCTTTAATGGAATGTAGTTGTTGATTTTGATGTTATTCTGTTTCATTGCTCCCGTTTTTAAAGGTTTCGTTGTAGTATTGTCCTGCTGTAATATCCTCATTACAAACTCCATGATCATAAGCATCTATTATCTGTTCTTTCTCCATTTGTGTGGCTTGAAACATATCTTCCCCTTTCAATGTTCCATTTTTAACCCATGTATCAATTAAAAATTCTACTGCTGTTTGTTTCATCTTATTCTGATTTAAAGGTTTCGTTAAAATAATCTTTTCCGGTGATCGTCTCCAGGTCCGTTTGACCGTTGTTGATTTTGTCCTGATTGAGTGATCCGTTCCGATAGCCTTTATCAAATGCCCTGCGGATGTCATCCTTTTCGGATTCGTAAAGTACATCGCAATAGTGCAAAAGAGATTCTTTAATCACATCGCTGATGCTTACCGAGGAAAGTTGTTCGATGCTTTCCCTCATTCGTTCGATTGTTGTTTTCATTGCTGATTAGTTTGTTGGTTAGTCATTTCCGTTTTTGCTTGTTTCTTTGCCTTGTGTCGCTTTACGGCTTTGATCGTTACCGATGTTAATGCCAACCCTCCTGCGATAAGCATGGAGTAAATAAAAAAATTAACTGCTTTCATATTGATTTGATTTTGATTACTGATTTGTGCATTTGTAGTTCAAAGGTTGCCCGTGTCATTGCGTGATTTTTATCAATTCCGGTGACCTTGCATGATTTAAACGGAATTTTTTTCCCGTTCAGGACCTGGAATGCCGTTGCTATGTACGTTCGCATAACTTGTCAAGGATTAATTGTTCGAGTTCCTCAATGTACGGAACCATGATCTCATAAAATTCAACACCATTGTGTGTGATTGTGTCGATATCGACTTGTGCTGAATAGCCAAAGTTGTCATCCTCTACAATTTCCGGAGTGAATTCGAATTGAATGTCGAAATCAACATCCTTAAAAGTAATTGCGGTGTTCATAAATGTTCCCATTTTCGTGCGATTAGATGAAAGATAAAACAATGATTGGTACAATGACACATAAAAGGCATAAAACTGCCTTAAATGTCGCTTTCTGTTGATCTGTGGAAGGTATAAACTGATTCATGATATTAAATATTTTTAATTGCATCCTGGTATGTATCAAAAAAACTTTCCTAAACGGTTTCAAAATCAGTAATAATGTAATCGACTCCTTGTCCAAATGATGAAGCAATGCAAATTCCGTTTTCAAGTGCAATGTATATATAACCGGAGTTTGTATTAAATCCGCATTCCATTATTTCCTCCTTGAAAGCATTGTTTTTTGCATATTTTTCAGCATCTTGAAAATCATAAAATGAATCTATTTTTGAAAATAATTCATTCCCTTCAATGTCTAAAAAAATAATTTTAAATGTTGCCATGATGTTTGATGTTTTGTTTTGTGCCTTATTGACCTTACAAATATATATACTTAAATTTAATATACAACAAAACAACAGAAAAAAATGTGAATAAAATTTGAAATGCCTGATTTTATTGAGGTTTCAGATGTTAAAATTCTTTCAATAGGCAGTATGTCACAATCTTTTGATGCTTAACATAGCTCATTATCTG